TTCTAAGTTAACTGAATGTCAATTTTGTTTATTGACACTCAATTACCAAACTCGCGTTTGGTGAAAGACGACTCAGACATAGTCTGGTCTTCTCTTCTATTTAATAGAGGGCAGTGTAGGAATACACTACGATCCTTTATTAAGTATTAGAAGACTAGCCTAAACCTTTTAAGATTTTTAATAATAAAAATCCTAATCGGCAAAGGTAGTTTCCTTCAAATCTGGCGATCTTGAAAAAGAATAACGCAGTTTTGAATTCTTTATTAGTTATAGCGGTTCTAGAACCATTATAGCAAAAACAGAGGATATCTTTCTTTACAGAAGGATATTTCCAGGTACCATAATTATATGAAAATATAATTAAAGTCTGGTTGACTCTGGAGTTCTATAATGATACAGACCATTACCTATCTATAGGGAATGGGGCCCACAAGAGCATACGTGCTCGAGGGGCTTCTGCATATAGAGTACTATAAAATTTACTTCAAATGAAAATAACAAAAAAACTTTTGTCATCTCAAGAGATAATAAATTCTACTAAAAAGGAATCCAAAATGGTAAACTTAGACAAAATGACAGATTCTTCTGTTTTGTTGTCTACACTTTTAAAACATTTTACGATTATTTATCGTTTGTGTTTTAAAAGTGGAGGGTCTCCTGTCCGTTTAACAATTTTTAAACAATTTATACAGCATATATGAAAAATGAAAATAAATCATGGTTCATATATGGTTGTACAATATTTAAAAGGTTGTCATTTAGCCATTCAGAAGTACATAGCAGGGGAACCAGTTAACTCTTTAAAAGAGTTACTTGGTGCGGGTTTTTACCCGTGTTTAAGACACGGTCTACCAAAATTTATAATTTTAGCAGATCGTAACTTAATACGACGTAAAGATCCATCAATCATAAGATTCTATTTAACTATTTTTAGTTTATATAGAGTCCTTGATTGTCCTCGTACTTTGAAACTTTCTACAATAACTAAACCTTTCGAAGGTTCAGAAGAATATTTATTTTCTATTATGGATCTTTCTAATTCAATTATTAAAAAGCATCTTAAATCGAAAATATTACATTCTTTTAAACCATTAGAGAAGTTCCTATTTTTAGAAACGTCTTCAAATCCTGGTGTCGAAAAGACATCATGATTAGAAATACGTTCTAAAGCTAGGGCACTAAGAGATAGTAATCTTTGAGAATCTTTCGATTCTTTAAGACAACTAAGTCTTAGTTCTAATCTAAACAATTTATTTGACATTTTATTAGAAGTTCCTTTACAAAAGGGAACTGATATAAAAGGTCATTTATGTTCGAAAGACGAACCTGCAGGAAAAGTAAGAATATTTGCTATGGTAGATATATGAACACAAAATGTTCTAAAATCTTTCCATCAAGCATTCTTTTCTTTCCTTAAGACAGTACCTAATGATGGGACATTTGATCAATGATCATCTGTCTATAGAGGAGTAGAGAAATCTACTTCTACTAAAACATCCTTCGGTTATGACTTATCTGCAGCCACTGATAGACTACCTTTAACAATTCAAACTCACATTATAAACCAAATTTTTGGTTCAAATGTTGGTGACAATTGGGGTAATTTATTAGTGGGTAGAGAGTACGAACTTAAGAGTCCCGTATATGGTGACCATACTGTAAAATATGCAGTTGGTCAGCCTATGGGGGCTTTAAGCTCGTGGGCCATGCTGGCTATAACTCATCACTTGATAGTTCAAGTAGCGTATAAGTTAACTCGTAAAAGAGATGACTGATATACTAACTATGAATTACTGGGGGATGACATAGTACTATTTGATGCGGATGTCGCTAAGCAATATCTTTTAATTATGAAAGGTATTGGTTTAGAGATAAACTTATCAAAAAGTGTATGTTCTCCCACAGGTCAAGTAGTTGAGTTTGCCAAAAAGACCTTTCTGAAAGGTGAAAATGTATCACCTCTTCCATGGAAAGCATTTATGTCTCAAGATAATATTCTTGGACGTGCTTCCTTGGCATATAGCTTACACAATCGTATAAGTTATATGAATAAAGTTGGAATTATTAAAAAATTCTACTTTACTAAGAAGGCGAATATTCAAAATCTTTTTTTACTGAGTTTATTAAAAATATTCTCAAGTAATTCAGGAAAATGAACATTTTCAACTTTCAATTATATTTCTGAGAAATACGGTAAAATTACTTTTTTAAGTATTGCCGATATTCCTCAGAACTATTTTAATAATCTCCTTAAGAATTTCTTGACTAATAATCTTGAATTCTTCAATAAGGAAATTATTGAAAGTTCTTTTTCCAGCATGTTTAGACTCTTAAATTTTAAGAGTGTGACATTATTAAAAGCAAGAGATATCGAAAAGGATTGTGAGATTTTATCTCAATCAATCTTTTTTAGATTATTTCCTGAGTTTGATAATCCACACTATAGGCAGACAGTAACTATGGATACTTTTATCAATAGTCCTGAAGCCTATAGCGATATTGTATATTCTATTTATTATGGAATATACTCTACCGTTCTGACGAATTTAAGATCCTTTAAAGATTCTTTAAAAACTAAGAATATTTCAGATGATTTAGACCTTCTTTATGAAGATTTATCTCATTCTGATAATTATTTTCAGTTTTTAGAGATTCTAAAAAGGGCTGATGAAAAACTTAGTTATACAAACAAAGTTTCAACTCAGAGTCCATCCTCTTTTATTAAAGAAATTAATAAAAGAAAATTTGACTTCTTTCGTTAAACCTTCAAGAGATCTTAAAAACCACAATTAATTGAGGTCCTTTCC